GGGCGGGGTGCTGCAAGAGCCGGGTGTCGATTATACCGTTTTAGGTACGACCATTACCACGACCACCTCAGTGACTGCTGGCATCGAAGTCTTTAGCTGGATACTGCACCGCCAAGGCACTGCTCCGGTCATCCAAGACAATTCTGTCACTGGCGGTAAGATCGCGCTGACCTCCCAAGCGGAAGGCGACCTTATGTACTGCAACGCCAGCGGGGATTGGGTGCGTCTTGCCAAGGGTACTGCTGGTCAGGTGTTGACACAGAACAGCGGGCTGACTGCGCCGGAGTGGGCGGCGGCTTCCTCCGATGTCGTCCTACTGGCGACCAACACACCATCTGCGGCGTCTACATCTGACCTTACTGCATTTGATAACGCTACTTATAACAACTATTTGGTAATTGGCTCTTTAACTCAGAGTTCCGATGGGCAAACGGTAGGTTTCCGCGTTTCTACGGATGGGGGATCAACTTATCGCAGCACCACGTCTTCTTATAACTTTGGGGGGAGCAAGGTTGATGATAATGGCTCGGAAGGTCTGTTTAACGCTACTACACAGACCTTCGTGCATATAGCCACTTCTGCCGGGGCGGCTGCTGGAGAGAGCATTGGATTTTCTTTGTGGCTATATGATGTAGCCGACACAGCATTAAAGACGACGTTTTCATTTACAGCATCATCTTTTTCTACCGATGCCACCCCAAGGGGTACAGGCATACATGGGGGCGGCTCGGCAAGGTTCACAGAAGATGTGGACGCTATCCAGTTTCTTACATCTTCCGGGACAATATCCGGCAACCTTAAACTTTACGGCTTAAAATAGGAGGATCGAACTATGTCTCAGACCCTTTTAGACCCAAGAATGTTCGACACCTCTCAGGCGTTGGGGGCGCATGATGGTTCGGCTTTGACAGGGCTTCCAGCTGATTTCGTGACGATAGCATCTCAGGATGCTTCTTCGAGTAGCTCTATCGACTTTACAAGTTCACACTTCGATAATTCTACCTATAACACTTACCTCTTTATGTTCGAGGGGTTAAGGCCAACGACGGACGCCGTATACCTTTATATTAGAACTTCGACGGATGGCGGATCAACCTTTGATACAAGCGGCTATTCTTATAACGCTGCAACCGTGAACGAGGCCGGGGCGTTTAGCGGCAACGGCAGCGGCAGCGCCTCGCAAATAAACCCCATCAACAGCAATTTTGGGACAGCTACGAATGAAGTCGGGAGTGGGCATGTATTTTTATACAACCCTGGAAACACTCTTTATACATCCTTGACGGTCCTCAGTTCTCATAACAATGCAACCTCAAACAACTTTGCGAATTATGCTCACGGCATGAGAGAGAGCGCCGCCGATGTTGACGGATTAAGGTTTTATTTTTCGTCCGGCTCAATATCAGTCGGAAAATTTACTATGTATGGAATGAAAGGATAGACAAATGCCATTACCACAAAAACTAATAGACGCTGGCTACGAAGAAGCCCCTGTCGATCCCAATGCGCGGGACCAATCCCGTCGCGCTAAGTCGGTGGACGGTCATCATGTGTATCTGCTCCCCGTTGAAGAAACCGAGCGGGATGCGGAAGAGGCGGCGTGGGCGGCTGGAGCCACTGACCGGGCTTGGGCGGCGCTGCGCTCCGAGCGAGACAGCAAACTGGCGGCAACCGATTGGCGTGCGTCCAGCGACCTGACGTTGTCTGCGGATTGGGCTGCGTATCGGCAATCGCTGCGCGATCTTCCGGCGAATACTGACGATCCCGAATCGCCGGTCTGGCCCAGCGAACCAGTTTAATGGCAAAGGCGGCGTCTGACCAAAAAGTGTACCGGAAAAAGGTAAAACGCCGCACCAAACCGCCTGGGCTGCGGCACCGAAAAAAGCTCGGCCCCAAATCGTCTTTCCGCACAGCCGCCGCCTTGGCGGCTTTTTTGTTGCCCGCGTCAAGTACTGCGCAAGTCTGCGTCCAGGGCGACTACTCCAGAGTGCTTAAAGAAAACCACGGCGAGGTGCCGTTTGTTCGAGGCATCTCAGAAAGCGGGGCGCTTATGATTGTTTTCGTAAACGAAAAGACCGGGGCTTGGACGCTGTCGTTTATTCCGCCTCACGCACCTGACACTTCGTGCGTCGGAGCAACCGGATCGGCGTTCGAGATTGTCAAAAAAGAAGAAGGGAAAACATTGTGATGGAGTTCGGGCTGCGAGATTTGCTCACGATCCTCACGGTGGTCGGCGGCGGTTACGCAACCGTTCGAGTCATTGAAACAAAGCTGGCTCGTTTGATTAGCGATGTGAAAGAGTTGCGAGCAACAATCAAAGAAATTTTCCACGCCCTCGATGAGTTGCAAGAAGGACGCGGCGTTATCGAAAGTCAGGTCTCAACATTCAAAACAATTCTATCCCCGTCTAATCTCGATAAAAATTCACGCGAAATTGCAGACGTTCAAGCCCGTTTAACCGTAGCTGAAGACCGACTTAGTTCACTTTCAAAAATGCATAACGGGGAACACAAACCGGTGGCAGTCAAATGAAAGACCGCATCGCTCTCGACGCCGCCGTCGCTTTTCCGGCGCTGACTCTTCCGTGGTGGCTGCAATTGATCGAGAGCTGGATGCAGTTCGGCGTGGTCGCGGTGACGCTGATCATCGTCATCTACCGGCTGCGCATTGTTATGCGCGAATGGCGAAGCAAATAATTCTGTATATAGAACAAAAATAAATGGCAAAACTTTCGTGTTCAGATGAAGAGTTTATAAAGCTCTTTGAGACTTTAGGCGGTGAAGGTACGGCTAATGAACTGGGCGTAGCCACGCGGAATGTTTTTAAACGCCGGCGGAAAATAGAAAAAAAATATAACCGGATATTGACGCCACCGGGCGCAGTGAGGCTGGAGCAGAACTACCCGCAGCGGCTTGAGTTTGACATATCTAACGGCATCATCCCAGTAGGCAGCGACGCGCACGTTTGGCCAGGACAAATGACCACGGCACAGCGGGCTTTTTTAAGATTTTTGGAAGAGTACAAATTTCAGATACCCATGGTCGTATTGAACGGCGATGTCTTTGACGGGGCGCGGGTAGGCCGTTGGCCTACGGTAAACTACCAAGAACTGCCGACCGTCAAGGAAGAGCTGGAAGCCGTGAAGGCTTTCACCAATAAAGTGGAGGCCGCTGTTCCAGACGCAATCAAGGTTTGGCCAATTGGGAACCACGACCAAAGATACGAAGCACGCCTAAGCCAGCAGGCTCCCGAATATGGCGGCATTCACGGCTTTTCCCTAAATGATTTTTTTGGGGAATGGCAGAGCTGTATGAGCTGCTACATAAACCAAAATACAGACCACCCGATTTTAATTAAGCATCGGTTTAAAGGCGGGATGCACGCTACGCAAAACAATGTCTTGTGGACCGGCATAGGACATAGCGTGGTTACCGGGCATCTGCATTCTCTAAAGGTTACGCCGGTCACCGGCTATTCGCAGCGCACCAGCTACGGCGTGGACACCGGCACGCTCAGCCACATCCACGGTCAACAATTTCTTTACAGTGAAGACAACCCCCGCAACCACCGGTCGGGGTTTGCAGTGCTGACAATAGCAAACGGTGAGCTGTTATGGCCGGAAGTCGTCCACGTCATGGACGAAGAAGCTGGCAAGGTTCAATTTCGAGGACAAACATACGAGGTTTAATACGCCATGCTCAGTATAATTGGATCGGTCATTGGCCTAGTCGGGTCAACTGGACCGGAGCTGTTCAAACGGTACATGGACTTGAAACAAGACAAAGCTGACAAGGCGCATGAACTGGCAATCATGGCGCGACAGGCTGAAGACCAACGCGACATGCAGCTCATTGAAAGTGTGGGCAATGCCAACGTGCAAATTCAGAAGTCAGATCAAAAGATCAACAGCCGCGCCAGCCAATGGGTGGTGGACCTGGCCGGCACGGTCAGGCCGCTGATCACCTACTTCTTTTTCCTGGAGTTTGTGCTACTGACCTTCCTGCTGGCGATGGGTCTGATCACTGTTGAGTCCTATAACACGATCTGGTCCGAGGCCACGTCCACCGCCTTTTCGACCATCCTCGCATTTTGGTTTGGCCAGAGGCTCGTGTCGAAGTGGTCCAAATAAATGACGAAGGCCTTACTATCATCAAAACGTTTGAGGGCTATCGGAGCGAACCCTATCTTGACCGTATGGCTCGTCCTCCAGTGTGGACTGTGGGTTATGGTACTACCCGTGGCTGGGACGGCGGACCTGTTAATCCGGACCAACTTGAAATTTCGGAAGTGGAAGCAGAAAATTTTTTGCGGCGAGACGTGCGAACCACCGAGATTTTCGTTGCTAGACTGATCGAGGTTCCGCTGACACTAAACCAGTTTAGTGCGCTGGTTTCGTTTACATACAATGTTGGCGCAGGATCGCTTCAGCGGTCTACGCTCAGAATGAAACTGAACCGCTCACAGTATATTGAGGCTGCGGACGAGCTGCCCAAGTGGCGGCTGGCAGGCGGGCGCGTATGGCGCGGGCTGGTCCGCCGTCGTGCGGCTGAGCGCGAATTGTTTTTGGCAGAAGATTAAAAAAAACCCCACACCAAATTGGCGTGGGGTAAATTTTACAAAAGCCTTTGTTTTTAGTCTGCGGGGTCTGTCTGCTTCAACAAATTTACCATGTGGTTGTAAGCCTGGAAAACTGCCGGCGACCAATACTCTGAATTGTCTGCATGGTTCGGATTTTCTCGCCGGAACATATCCCACCGTTCTTTCCAATTAAGCCAATTACGAGCAGCAACAACTTGCCGCTCCAACAGCTCACGCTCGGGGTCATTGTCATTTGACGCAATCTCAATGGTTCGCCGGTGTCCCGGCACCATCCTGATCAACCCCCGATCCTTGAGCTGCATCACAACATTGGAGACCTGCGCCCGCGACTTCATCTTGCAGCCTTCGCCGATCTCTTTGTATGTCGGCGAGTAGCCATTGTCGTTGATGAACTGGGAGACAAAGTCAAAGACTTCCTTTTGTCGTTTTGTGATGCCGGCCATTATTTTTCTCCAGCCTCTTTTGCCTTAGCCGAAAGGTAGCGGATCAGTTTTTTGTATCCGTCACCCAGCGCCTCATGGTTGTCGGGTTCCTGCTCGGCCATCATGTTGACCATCTGGTCATTCATCTTCTTGAACTCAGAAATGTCATGCCGGCGCTGCTTGTACGACCGCTCGGTATCGTCAGAGATCGCGTTGATCTCCTGGATAAATGTGCCGTAAAAGTCTCCCCAGCCGTCCAGATACAAAATCTCCCCATCCAGCAGGGTAATCTTGACCTTAAAAACGTCGATCTTCTCCGTAGGGGCCTCAGAGGCCTCAGGAGAAGGATCGGGCTTTGTCTGGACCGCTGGCTCATTAACAGGCTCTAATGCCTCTGTGTGAGCCTCTGTGAAGGCAGTTTTTTGGGGTTCGGGCGACAAAATTTGATCAAGCGGATTTACCGGCGTGACATCCTTCATCGGCACGTCTTGCTGCTCTTCCACAACAGAAACGCCTTTCAATGCGTCCGGGAAAGCATCCCGAATTGCAAATCCCCTCGCCCGCATCTGCAACATCCGTTTCGGATACTGCTTCCAGGGGCCGGCTTTATTCCAGAGGCCGGCGCGCTGGGCATCACCCTGCGAAAACGTCCGCTCGGTGACAACCTTCTCCCCTTTCACGATCCGGGTGATGCGGCAGACGGCGACGATGTCGCCATCGGGCCGATCGATCACTTCTTCATGGCCACCATATTCGGGGTGGCCAGTGACCAGCGCCAGTGCTGCGTCTCCATAGATCGCCGGCTTGCCATTGATGACGGCAATATTCTGAAGAGCCTGCAACGGGGGCAAGCCGACTTCGCTACCCCACTGCACGGCGACCAAAATGTCTTCCGGCTTGTTCTGAAAGTTCTTCGGAACCATGGTTGATTTTGACAGGGTGTCCGAGAACTGGATCGCCCCCTCAAAAGTGGTTGGTGTAAGCATTCCACTAGTCATTATGCTGCATCCTTTTTGCGCTTGACCGTTACGGTCTTGGCGCGCTCGGAACGAGCCGGCTTGGCCGGCGTTACCTTCTCGGGCTGCGCCTTGTAATTGCGGGTTCCCCACTTGATCTCAAACGAACCGGCGTACGCCAGGGCGTGGTTCCCCATCATTGCCTGCAAGTGCAGGTTGGCCTGTTCGATGACCTCTTCGAAGTACTTGATCCCCTTCTTGGCAATTTCAATCTCTTCAGCGGTTTTGGCGGCGTCTTCATCCAGGATTACCGGAACCTCGCCGCCGTCATCCTCAGTGAAAATGATGCGCGGATCGGTCGGGTGTTCGATGTCGTACCACTCGGGTCCACCAGCAGCGTTCAGCCGCAGATCGAAGTCATTAACCGCGTCGGCGATCGCTGCCTGCGTGCCGGCATGAGCCTCAAACAGAAATATCCGCAGTTCAATGCCACGATATAAAATGCACAACGCGCCCCATTTATATTCGCAACACATCATCTGCGCCTGCATCTGGATTGGCCCACGGTGGAGCGCCGGCATGTCTTCCGGCTTTACACTGGTGACCTTGCATTCCAGAACACCGTCGCCATCCAAGACTATACTATCACCACCGATAACGTAGATGCCCTTGGACGGGT